CCCTCTGCCTCTTTGTCGTCCATCTCGCCGCTCATCATGGATTCCATAAAGCCGTCCATGATGCCAACATTGCTGGCTTCTTCTTCCGACATGGAGGACTTATCACCTTTAAACAGTGGTCTATCCAATACCTTTGATTTCATCATTGCTCCTAAAACAAATTAGCTTTAGCGGCACCAGTAGCAGCCGAAAGACCCGCAATACCTAAACTAGCCGCTTGCATTAGCGGACTTGGCGTAGGGGCACTTTGCGCAGTGGTTGAAATCTGCGAACTCGGGGTACCTTTGTAAATGTCAGAAACAAACGCTAACTGCTGATATGGGAACATTGCTTTTTGCGTCTGAGTTGCACGGAACGCATCCAATTGTTGTTGTGCATTTTGCTGTTCAGCAGAACCCAGATTAAACAAGAATCCTTGCTCGCCTTGGCCCAACTGACTGCCCAACTGACCTAAAGCAGCTTGTTGTGTTCCTAGTTGACCTAACTGGCCGCCCATCTGACCCAATGCAGTGCCTTGTTGCAAGCCAAACTGACCGTATTGACCGGCTAACGAGCCTATTCCTTGACCTAATTGGCCGTAGGTATTGGCAAGATTACCCAACGCTTGACCACCGGCTAACTGACGGCCTTGTTGCGCCTCAAACGACTGTTGTGCCGCTGCTTGCGCTTGACCGTAGTTCTGCGAGTAGTCTTGCATGATTCGTTGTTGCATCAAATCTTGCAGACTACGCTCTGATTCTGCGCGCTGCACACCTTCGCGAGTTCCGCCAAACGCACCTGAACGAATTGCCTGTGCCGCTTGTCCCTGACCTGCAATGTCGCCTTGACGGCGCATCTCACGTAAGGCGTTTTGCGTTACGGCTTCTTGGTAAGGATTCATAAAGGCAGCAGCACGGCTAGGATCGTAGCCGTACATGCCGCCGCCAATCGCCTGTGCTGATTGCTGTGCCTGTTGCGCGCCCGTTCCCATCATTCCATACGCTTGCTGGTACTGGGGGGCGATATTAATTCCACCAATACCCTGCGCTGCCGCCTGTGTAAGGCCTGCTCCTGCTCCGATATTCTGCCCTGCGGCATTTATATAGGGCTGATACGCACCTACCCCACGTTTAGCTAAATCTAACGCTTGCCGCTGCGTTTCTGTCATGCCTGCTGCTTGGTAGGCAGGCAGGTCAATAGGTTTAGTTGCAAGGTCCTTTGCAGACTGCATTAGCCCTAATCGGGCCGCTTCAATAGCTGGGGCTTCTTGTACCGTTTGTACGTTATATTCAGTAGCCATTACGCACTCCTTTTCTCAAGTGCTTTCATCATGGTGTACATGCGCTTTGCACCCAATCTACGTGATCCGCCACCGATGTTACGAACGGCCTTGGCAGTAAAGACAAACTCGCCATCAGACAGCATGGCAGGGATATCGTCTGACGTGCCAGTGCCGGGGCCATTTATTGGACCGTTCTTACGAGGAAACTTAGTAGGAAGGTCTGCAATACCACCTGCTTTCATTCTTTGCGCACCATATTGAGCGCCCTGAACGCCGCCGTAGTACTGAGTAGCCACGCCTCCGGGAGGGACCAGATAATCTTTTGGATTAGCAGCAAAAACATCGCTACCTAAAGTAGGTGGTTCAGGCTTTTCCGCAGGCTGTCCTTCAAACGCGCCCAAGCCATACGCGGCTGCCGTACCCGCGAGGGCTAACGGAGCGTATTTTTCAAGTGCGCTAGGAAGAGCGTTTTTGTACGCTTCCCCTATGATTGAGTTTGGGAGGGCCGTTCTTATTTGCTCTACCGTAGTACCCGGAAACTGATTTTGAACCTCTAATATAGCGTCGGCTGCACCTCGCGACTGAATGCCTGCTGGGGAAAGATATTCTTTATAAATATCCTTTCCACCCTGATAAACACTTTTAGCCGCATCTGCTGCAGTGTCGTATGCCCTGCCTAAAGTATCTGAAGTGCTCTTATACACCGAAGAAGCTGCTTCATCATACTTACCTTGTTTAATTAAGTCACCAGCGCCCGGTGTACGGGGCATTTGGTAATCAGCTATCGTACGAATATCAGGTGTTTCGTATACGTTATTAGGAAGATTACCTATCTTTGCTTGAAGCTCGGACCCTGTTAAATTAGGGCTGATAGCCTTGCCCGAGGCATCAATCTTATATTGATAATCGCTAATTGCACGTACTGGCGCAGGAGCTGCATTAGCTGCATTAGCTTTACTAAACATCGCATCCCTTGCGGCATTTACCTGATCGTCCCCCGTAGACGTTAAGGCGGTGTTAGAAGTTAGTTCTGAGGTTTGAGTCATGCTAGGTACGTTGGGAACCTTACCCGTAACAGCTGGTCCACCAGCATCATCTATGAATTCGGCTGCATTAACTAGTTTGCCGTCAACGTTAACTACTGCTTTGTCCACAACAGGAGCACCTTGTCCGGGTTTAGCGGCACTAAAGCCTAGTTTATCTGAACCATACTGAAAGGCCTGCGCTGTTACGCCTGCAATTAAGCCCTGCTTTAGCGAATCTTTAAGGCTTGCACCAGTAGCCAAAGAAATACCTGTGCTTACTAGGCCCGCTGTAATACCTGTGGCAGCTCCCGCTATACCAACTGAGGCTAAATAAGGAGCTATCATTGGACCCAATATCATCGTAGCGCCTATGGTTAAAACCATCCTACCAATAGTGCTCGACGTAATGCTCTTAATGGCTCCCGTTACACCCTTAACAATACCTTTAACAGCGCCAGTAACCGCTTTTGCTGCCGATTTAAAAGCACCGCCAATTGCCTTACCAATGCTACCTAAAAACCCATATTCCGAAAGACCTGTACGGGGATTCATAGCGCCCGAACCGCCATAGCGGCGAAGCATACGAGCTTCCGAAGGCATAAGGTGTGCTAGTTGGGTATCTTGGTTGCGGCCCATGCTGGCAACGCCTTGCATGACCGGATTTAATGTAGCAATGCCACCCCTAGCAAAGGCTTGAATAGAAGAGCCTTGTGTTGCAGGAGATTTTGATTCAGCTATTTCATCTAATACGACGTTAAACGCCATGAAGTAGGCAGGATCAAACTCAGGAGGTAATAGCTCTTCTGGAACACCTTCTGTTATAAGTTCTTGACGGATTTCTGCATACCGCGAAGGGTCTGAAAGAATTAAATCCACCATCTTGCCCATGGCATCCATCAACTCATCGGGCATATCGATGGACGCAAGCGTCTGCCTAAACTGTAAAATCAGTTCAGGGTCAGCCTCCTGCATGGAGTCCATCATGTCTTTTGTTGTTTGACGCGGATCGCCTGTTGCCTGCTGCGCCATGGAAAATCCTTGAAACGCCTCTGGAGGAATTTCAGGAGTAGGGGAGGGTGGAGCACCTTCGGGCGCTCCAGCGCCTAGGGACATAATCCCCTGCATCGCGTCAGCCATGTTCGTACCTTTCAAAAGTAGCCAATGGCCGCACGGGGCCGCGCGTTACAAACGCGAAGTTGGCTAGAATTATGTGATAAATCATTAGTTTCTGTCTACTTCTAGATAGCTTAAATAAAAAGTCACATTCGCATGGGAGGATGTTACTTTAATAATGTCCCCCGCTTCTACGATGCACGGTATTCCGTTAAACACGTCAAACGTAGTGCTGTGCGCCAGCGTATATCCTTTTAACAAATAATTTGCTGTCGCCCCTACGTATTGGATAACCGTAATTGTTGCGCTACCTGACGACCCAAAATTAGTTACTCGTAACGACCGCAAAATACCTGTGTTGGCATCCGGAACGGTATAGATCGTCGTTTCCGTCGCAGCCGCAGGATTTGAGTATTTTCGTAGGTATTTATTAGCCATTACTTAACCCGCTTCATACCATGTAAGCGCCGCATCTTTGTTCTCCGTAACTATCGGGGTGTACGTACTATTAAGCTGAAGAATGACTTGTTCCAACGAGCGGATAAGCTGGTTTATCTGGTCCGGATTGTAATCGCCCGCTGCCGCATTCGGCAGACGAACGTTAGTAATCTTACTCATCTCAAACCATCCGGTTGTATGTCTACACGCAAGGTGCCATATCTCCAGTTATCACCTAGCGCAGAACTTTCAATACGCAAACTAATCTGCCTGCCACGTGCCCTAGTATCTACCTTTTCAGTAGTAGGCGTAATAATGTACGGGTCTAATGAACTAGGACTTGCTGTTGCTTGAGGATAGGCACGTAACAACAGGTGTACGGTTAAATCCCCGATTTGATTTTTAAAGTCAGGAATAAAACGACGCATGTACAACATGCTGTCGCCGTCACCAATGTCAAAATAACCTGATGTGATGTACGACGTGATCGGTGAGCCGTTGCCATTTTTCCCATCCTCTTGGTTATACAAGACCGAGCGACCGGCTGTTAAACCATAAATAGTAGAGATAGAAGCAGCAGTGCTACTAGGTAAATACTCAGAGGCAATGGGCTTAGTGTAAGTACCAATATCCACCCATGATGTTCTTGCCATTGACCCAATGGACCAGACATTTTCTAGATAATTGAACGTAACAAAACGATCAAGGTAGTCAGACGTTGCGGAGCAATACCACCACGTTACTTCGTTGAACTGAGAGTTAATGCCTATGTGTACTTTAGTGGATTGAACAAGATTAATATCTTTAAACACATAATCTTGAACCGTACTTGGAAGCTTGTTTACCGTACCGTTAAACATGTAAAAAGCTTCAGTTCCCATCCAAAACGCCACGCCATTAACGTCAGCTCCGGCATGCGGTCCAATACACCCGCAGTTACTTCCTAACTGTTGAAAACCAAACGTGTAAGGAGGACCCACATACTGCATGCCATGTATGGAGGTGTCCGTTAACATGATAATTTGTCCGCGAGAACGGAATGCCGTAACAATCGTACTGCCGTCTGTTAAACGTTGACCACCCGCTGTGTTAATAGCGGATTCAGCAAACGTGTTTATGTCCTCTTGATTAGAGAAGCGAACAAACATTGGGTCTTGCGTTGTGGGGTCACCGATAACTGATTCGGTACCAAAACAAACAAGGTGCCTATCCGGAGTAGACACCAACGCGTATTCACTTTTAGTAGGCGCACCCGCAATTGCAGTAGCACGATTGTTTACCACGCCCGCACTGGTATTAAACAAATAGATGCCACCACTTACGATCTGACAAATTACATCTTCGCCAAAAGTATCTAACTGCCACACCCGCGAGGTGAGCGTTAAACCAGCTGAAGCAGGACGCGGTGTTCCCCACGAATATAGACCCCAAGTACCCGTTCCCCAACCGTAGTCAAAATAGTTAACGGCGGAGCCGATGTTGATCTGGTACTTACCTACAACAGCCCCACCACCATTGCCGCTGTCTGAAGCATTAGCGGTTACACCTATTTTAATTTTGTACGTACTTGTGGTTAATACTTCTTGGATTTCAAACTCTTGATTGAGATAAGTAGCGGTAACATTTCCGCCTAGACTTACTGCTCCACTGTAGGTGACAAAATCTCCGTTAATGGCTCCATGAAGCGAGTCCGTTACCGTGACTAAATCACTGCCATTGGCAGCAGCAAAGGTGACGTCTCCCGCTGCGGTAGTAACCCTCAACGGCGTTACATCTCCCCATGTACCACCTACATAGCCATACAGCTTACGAGTAGTTCCAACCAAAAGATGAGGTACACCCTCTAACGAATTCCATGAAAAAACTTCGCTAACTACGCCTACTAAATAAACTAACGTGTCTCCAAACTGCGTCCAGCCACCTAGCTTTTCAGGCAGGCCATAGCGAAAGCGGATGTAATCGCCATCGATCCATCCGCCTTCTGCGCCGTATTCGGTATTTTGTTTATCAATACCGGGCTTTAAAGTTAGTCTTAGATAAGCCATTTATTTTTCAAGGTAATTAGCAATTCCACGCTTTTAACGACTTGTTGATACGGCTATTTGGGTCTTTGGCTGTCTTTGCAGACGTTAACTTCTTCTTCATCCCCGTCATACGAGCGCAAAACGATGCTTTGCGACCAGCGGACTCTTTGGTTTTTGGATTGGGTGCCGGAGGCTTTAGGTTCATCCCCTGCTTCTTGGCCGAAGCGCGTCCTTTCGCGTTTAAACCACCCGCCGGACTTTTCCCTTCTGCTCTTTGCCATGCCGGAGACTTTGCCATTTACTCACCCTTTACGA